GCTTGGTTCAGCGACTTGGTGAAATCGATGAGCTGCTGTTGGCTGACGCCGAGTTCCTTGCTGCTGGTGGCAAGGCGCGCATACAGCTCCACGCTACCTTCGACACTGCTGCGCGTGTCGTTGCTGACATCAAGCAGTGACTTGTAGACGGCGGTTAGCCCTGCTGCCTCCAGGCCCGTGCTGCGCAGGCGGTTCTGGAGGTTCTGGTACGTGTTGATCAGCTCCAGCACTTCGCGGACAGCCAAGGCCCCGCCGATGCTTGCCAGGGCCTTCTTGAGGAAGTCCACGCCGCCGGCCGCCTTGCGGGCAGCCGGGTCCAGGTCTTCTAGCCGGCGCTTCACGACGCGCGAGCCGTCCTCGCGCACCTGGATGTCAATGCGTTCTGTGGTCATTCGCTGCTGCCTGTGATGGTGAGCTTCGCGCCTTTGACACGCGCCGCGCCCGCCTGGACAGCAGCTTCCACGAAACCGGCCGGCGCTTGCGCGCTCCAACCGTCATTCAACCGGCCGATGTATGGCAGGTTGTTTGTCAGGTGAATCGTCGAGTTACGATCCCCGTCGTAGCCCTCGATGACCTCTTTTGCCTTGGCAATGGAGCGTTGCGCCACGGCCCCGCCAGTGCCTTCGAAACCCTTGCGGACACCGCCCAGGGTGCCCACGGTGCCCTCCGCCGGCCCGTCGAGCTGCGCCTGCCAGTTGGAACGGGCACGCCCGGTATCGACGGGCGTGCCCAGCACAACGGCGGAGTCGACGGCCAGGGCCACACGACGCACCAGCTTGTCAGCGTTCTCTGCGACCGCGCGGCCCCGCACCCGCATTTTCCGGCCGAATGATCCGAGGTCGTTCGTTGCCATTGTTGCTAGGTGGTGGAGGCTTCTTTGCTTGCTTGGCCCGATGTTCGAGGTACACGGCATCCAGCTTGCTCACATGGTAGTGCAAGTCCTCCCACTGGTCCCCGATAATGCCGTGTTCCCGGCAGTATCTTCGCACGGCCGACCACGGAATCGGTCCTTCGGCAAAGCCAAACGCGCGGTCAGTAGTTAGGTCCATGAAGGCTGTGAAGAACAGCTCCAGCCCTAACCACAGGTCCGGCGCGTTGGCGATGGCAGCCGGCAACGCCTTGCGCTGCCGGACACACTGCTGGAGGATGAACTGTTCAGTCGGCCCCTGCTCCAGCGTGTACAGCAGGACCGCCGTCAGTTTCCCGCGTCGGCCTCGCGGATCTCGGCGCGGAACAGCGCGGCGCGTTGGGCCTGCTCGACGATGTCTTGGTACAAGTCGGGCAGGTCTTCGAACAACTCCAGGCAGGCTTCCACACTGAATTCGCGCGGGCTGAACGTGCCGGCGGGCGACCCGTCCGGGTTCTTGTCCATCAGCTCCACGTTCTCCCAGCCCAGCACCACCGTCTCGGCGTACACCTTGCGCATCAGCTTGGTGACCTGCTCGGTGGCGATGGTCTCGGTCTGGATCTGCCTGCGGTACGGCTTGACGACCGCCTCCAGCCGCTTGGCGAAGCGTTCGTTGGAACCACCGGCCCGCGCAATGCGGATGCAGATGGGCAGCCCTTGGCTGTTGTTGCCGTACTCCAGCAAGACGCCGGTCTTCTCGACGTTGCCGTCGGTCTTGAATTGTTCGTACAGGTTCATGGAGGCTCCGAGTTAGGCAGGGGCGCACTGCGCGCCCCTGCGGGCCTCCATTATGCCTCTGCGACGGTGGGCAGGTACGCGAAACGCTGCATGAGCAGCGTGTGCCCGTAGGCACTTTCCGCCGCGCTGTTCTCCAGCGGCATCTTGATCGCTTGGTCTTGCTCCACGTTCAAGCGGCCGTCACCGAACGCCAGCAGCGGGATATCGAACAGGATGCCGGCGTTGTTCTTCGCCACGGCGAAGTCCAGCGTCACGTCGTTGTACCCGCGCACGGCCTGAAGGCCGTTGGTGTCGCCGAAGTACGCCTCGGCACTGCCGCCGACCTCGAACGTGCCCGTGGACAGGTCGAAGCCGCCCATCACGCCAATCGCCTTCAGCGGCGCGGCGTTGTTGTTGATGGTGAGCGTCATGTCGGTGACGAACGCGAACCACGGCGTGAGGTACGAATCGTCGACGGCCACCGCGCCGATCATCAGGCGGCTGAAGTCGTTGGAGGTGTTGAGCGCTTCTTCGCCCGGCGCCTCCACTTCGTTCCCCGCGCTCTTCAGCGCCGTGTCGCCACCCAGGATCTCGTGATCCAGGCCCACGAACGTCAGGTCCACCGTGATCTTGTCCGCCTGCGTGACGTTGATGGTCAGTTCGTTGGCAACCATGCCGGTCAGGTACTCGGCCATCGGCTGATCGCTGTCATCCATGCCCAGGTAGCGCTCGAGCTGGTAGGTGCGGCGCTTGATCAGCGTGGGGTCGCCTTCGTTCTTCAGCACCAGCCCCAGCCAGATGCGGATCGTCTTGCCCGTGCCGGCTTCGGCCTGCGCGTCCCAGGAGGTCTTGTCGAACTCCAGGTAGCCGGCCGCGATGGCAGAGATGCGGGCGAACCCGCCGTTGTTGGCGAAGCGCTGTCCGGCCACGTCCGCGCCCAGGTAGATCCACTCGCCCACGATGAGGCCGAGTGTGGTCATGTCCTTCGCGCTGTCGGTCAGCCGCGCCAGCGTGCCATTCAGCGTGATGGCGCTGGTGCCGCTGTCGAACTGGAAGCCGACCGTTTCCACCATGGCCGCAGCCGGCGGAGTGGCTTCGTCAGCCAGACCTGCAGACGTTGTGATGTCGTTGGCATCGGCAGACGCCACCAAGAACACACCGTTGTTCGCCAGCACGCCGAAGCCGCTGGACTTGATCAGGTCGCCGGCGACGAACGTGTCGGCGTAGCTGGTGAAGTTGAACTTGTGCGTGCTGCCGGTGACGCTGGTAACCACATCCTGAGTCGCGTTGAGCCCGGCCGTGGTTGCCTTCTCACGCGCATCGGCGAAGAAGAACCCTTGCAGCAAGCGCGTCAGGTTGTTGACCGTCAGGTCTTGGTTGAAGTTGGCCGTCACGTCCATGTCGGTCAGCGTACCCTTCCGGCGCTGGCGACGCGGGTTGATCGGGTTGCGCGACACGGCGGTCAGCTGGCCGCCAAAATCGCCGTAGCTGTTGGGCTCCAGCGCGTACCACGGCGGCATGATGTCCGGCAGCACCTTCGGTGCTTCTTCCTCGGCGAACCGCAGGCCGGTCTGGTTGGAGTCTTGCTTGTTCACGGATTCACCTCATGAAGAAAAGTCGTCGTATGCGAAGTCGACAAGGACCAGGAAGCCGTTGAAGGAGCCGTCCCGCCCTGTCTCACGGAAGCGGTGCCTTGTGTACCTGATCGCACCACGCGCGACCCTGTATGCGTTCATGATGCTGCGGCACAGCGGGTAACCCGGCGTGGCGCCTTGGCCTGCCGGAATGAAGACCTGGATGAACAGCGTGCCTACGTGCTCCCACATCTTCGCGCCCACGTGGTTGGACAGCGAGGTCTGACCGCCGTCATTGTGCTGAAGGGTGACACGGGCCCACGGCACCTCTTCACCCTCCGGCGCCCTTTGATCAGGCGTGTCCGGCCATACGGCAGCATACCCGGTTGCGTCCCAGGTACTCTTGAAAACTGTGAGCATCGCGTCGCGAGCCGCTTCCGGTGTCATCGCTTCACTCCGATAGCGAACAGCAGCGACACATCGGCCGGCTTGAGTTCGTACACCCAGTCCACCATCCACTTGACGCCGCCGTCAACGATGGCGGTTGTGCGGTTGAGGTCGAACGTTGCGTTCGGGCCAACAAGACAGACCTGCTGCACGCGCGCCAGCATCTCCGGCGTGACCGTTTCTTTGCCCAGCCCGGCGCCGGTAGGAGGCACGAACGTCGCGGCCTGCGACAGCGTGGCGTCTACGCCTTGCTCCTGCGCGCCGCGCCAGGGCTTGCTCGGGTCCGCCGGCTCGCTGACCAACCGCTCGAACGTCACAACCCTGCCGGTTGCGGCAATGAGCCGGAGCGCGGTTGCGGCAAGTTTCGGGTAGTCCATGGGTCAGCGGATGACGCCGCCTGCGTTGCGGAGGAATGGGCGCACCAGCATGTCGGCGGCCGGGTATGGCTTGAATGGTTGGACGGTCTGCCCGGCGTCTTGGTACACCACTTCTGTCTCGATCGGGCCGACGACCTCCTTGGTGCTCTTCACCGCAGCGCCAGTCTGGTCTACAACCGGGTCGGGCGCCAGTGGCGCGGCCAGGGCACGCAGCGCGTACTCGGCCACAGCCTTCTTGATGCCGTCGGGCACGGCGTCGTCCCAGCCGATGTCCGTGCGCGGGTAGCTCAGGGCCTGCGTGTCCGGGTGGGCTTCGCTGCCGGCGAACTTGGTAGCCCAGCGGCCTTCGACGTAGTCGGTGGCGCGGATCAGCGCGCCTTGCTTGACGCCGTCGGTGCCGGTCCAGGCTGTGACCACACGGTCGGCAAAGTAGGCGTCGGCAAAGGCGACGTCGCACAGCGAGTTCGCGTTTGCCAGCCCGGTTCCGTCTTCTGCAACGAACGCCATGATGTCAGCCTTGCGCGATCAGTTGGCGCACACCGGCCGGATCCTGCACGTACAGGCTGACCGTACCGGGGGCGCCGGTGTGCTTGGTGATGGTGACACCGGGCTCGAAGAACCCGATGCAGTGCTGGGCATTGGCTGCGCCAGCCGGTGCGCCGAGCTCCCGCGTGCCTGCGTCCACAAGCTTGGTTGTTGCCGCCAGCACAGACGACGTGCTGGCGTACAGCGTGCAAGCGCCGGGCAACCTGACCAC